TCGCTGGGCAGCCGATCAATTCAGCTATTCGTTGAATGGTGTGAGCTTGGACATCAACAAGGCCGACTTGTATAGTGGCTTGGGCGAAACGTACATGCAGCAATTTAATACCATGGCACCGCTTGTGACGGCAAATCGTCCGATGAGTGTGGGATTAAGACAACAAAGATGGCTTTTGGGAGCTTTAATCCCTTTCCCGTTTATTTGGCCGCAACTTGTTCAGATGTTTCACATTATTCATCATTTGGTGCGATAACTTAGCGGCTTACATTTTCCGACTTCTTCAGTATTAGATAGAGAGGTCGAAATGTTCATCTACCTAATCGTCAACCACATCACAGGCAAATATTACGTCGGACAGCACAAGGGTGATGACCTACAGCATTACCTTCAACAGAAATTTTATGAGGCGGAACGCCACTTAAAAGGCCGATCTTACCTTTATCATTCCATCCGCAAGCATGGGCGAGAGGCTTTCACTATCCACGCCCTCCTATCCGACATTCAAACTCGACCCGAGCTTGACGCCTATGAACGAGACTTCATCGCCTTCCTCAGAAGTCAGGACTCAGAATATGGCTACAATATTTGCCGTGGTGGTGAAGGATTTACTGGACCGCACACAGAAGAGACAAAAAGGAAGAACACTGAAAACTCCTTAGCAACGTGGCAGGACCCAGTAATCCGAGCGCGAAGGGTGAAGAACCAAAAACAAGTGCGTGACGCTCGTGGCGGCTCTTTTCTTACAGCGGAATCGGTCACGAAAATCAAAGCCGCCCGTGCTGTTCAAGACGAAACTCCACGAATTGCGGGCTGTCAAAAGTACGCAGAGGAACACAAAGAGGAAATGTCCACACGCCTGTCCCACGAAGCCCACGTGCTGGGCGGCAAGGCTGGATCACGTGAAGCCAAACAACGAGCCGCTAGAATTAGTGTGCAGAATGGCAGCTACGCTAAGGCTCAACATCAGCGTTGGCACGTCAACCGTGGGCGAACGAACTCATTCTGCGCGTTTTGCCGCCCGTCAGCCGACTAGCGATTTATTACTTAGGGAAGGAAGGTATGAAACCCATTTGGTTCAAAAAAGAATGGATATGCCCAAAGTGCCGAGTCAAGGCTATATGGATTCACAATCATTGGGTGTGTGATTGTAAGGGACAAACATGGTAACTAATCTGTTGGTGATGAATTCGAGCTACGTCGGCAGCCGTGACCTCTGGTGGGTTGAGGACCCAGAAGCAAAGAAAGGTTACAATGTCTACCGAGCTTTTGACCATCCAAGCAACTGGCATAAAATCAACCCCTATCCATGGGTGGGGCACTTCTATCGAGATCAGTCGGCTCTCGAAGATGTTCTTTACACCGTAGAAGATAAAGACTGGCTCGAACGCGGTAACGGTCTTGGTCGCTGGGGCTTCCGCATTCCAGACTTCCCGTACTCCGATGTGGTGCAGGGCCGCCCCGTGCTGGCGAACAGCCCATACGGTGTTAACGGCTCCATCATCGTCACCGTCATTTTAGACGGACAACCTTTCTTACCCATCAAGGTCTCGGGGCTCGACAAGAGCATCTGGCTGCAAATGGACAACACTGTGCCTCTGGGCGGTGCCGTGAGTGCCTACCCCATAAAATCAAACGGAACGGTGTGGCAAGCCGACTATTCCGGCGTGCAGAAATTCCAAGTCCAGTACAAGAAGCTCCACAACTTTGTCGAGATTTACGAGTCGATGGTCAGAACCTTCTATACGGTCGTGCCCGTGGGAACGGATGGTGAACTCCACAAGCCGGGAGCGAAAGACACGATGATCGTCAACACGATGGAGGTTGATAAGATCACATGGGAATATCAGGAGATGATCCGCCGCAACCAGTGGATTTTTGAGGAAGTGGGCGAGCCCGCGTACCTGATGTTCAAGAAGACTCGCGGGAAACTTTGCGGTTGCTCCGATACGGGGCTGGGCCAAGCTCGCAGTACATGTCCCTCCTGCTTTGGCGTTGGTATCGTGGGCGGCTATTACGGTCCATACGATTTCATTTTTGTTGACCCCGACACTGCCTTGAGCGTGGAACTTAACGAAGGCGGCAGGAAAGTGACTCGTGGTTCTCAAAGTTACCTCGGTCCTACGCCCATCATTCAGGCTGGCGACTTGATTATTCGCCGTAACGCCGAGCGTCTAGTGATAGGGCCAGTGGTCTATAAGCAACCTCGCGGTGTCCTTCTTCAGCAGGATTTCACCGCAACCTTGATAGATGAGGGGGATACGCGGTACTTGATCCCGATCAATACAGGCTTGCCTACGATCCACAATCCAGTTGTTCGCCCCAATCCAAACGACGGCGAGTCGGGACCGTTTGTCGGAGGTAAGGGGCCTTCTGGCGGACCAAATCCCACGGGCAGTGGGGAGCCCATTTTCGATCCCCGCACGGTTCCCGGCAAGGATTGGGAGAATCGAAACATTCCAAACGTAAACCAACTTTCGGAGACCTATTTAGAGGACGTATGCGCGTAGTCCAAGACGATTTATGGCTGTGTAGCGACTGCCTTTTTGCGGCGGTCAACGACGATTATAGCGGATTGGACTATTACTACAGTCCTGAAGACGCTGAAAAAAGAATGCAGGAAATTCAGGCTGGGTTGCAGGAGTTAGGACCGAATCTCGTCTACAACGCCGATTCCGAGACGGGGGAAGGCGTAGATGAATTTTCTTCTCGCCGATGCGATTGCTGCGGATCGAATTTGGCTGGGAGTAGGGAAAGATTTGCTATTCTCGGCCCCGACGAAGACTTTGAGGTAGGCGAGCAAGAAGCTCCCGTACCGACTCACACCGAACCAAAGGCAGGTAACACTATGGATGCACAGACACTAGCAAGCGCGGTCAGCAAGACCGCTCGTATTCTGACTGAAGAAGACCTGCCAAACGGGAATCCCGAACTTCAGAAGATGGTCGGCGATCCCGACGACTTCCGCACTTCCACTTTTGCCCAGTTCGCTCCGAATCCGGGCAACCTCCTCCTACCCAATCCCCTATCGCCAGTTGAAGGCGACGAGGTTTTCTTCGCCTACATGATGCCGGGCGCGATCTTCCAAGCGCACGATGGCAGCCAATGGTGGATTCTGGGCTACGACTACCGTGGTCAGGTTGAGATCGAGAATCGCTGGTATCCGCGTATTCATGCTCAGGTGAGCGTTTATGACGTTCGTCGTTCCATCGACCAGTGGGTCGAGCCTATTCAGCAGACGGTTCCACCGCCTCCTCCGGGCGTCAACTACGACGCACAGCCAGTTGTCATTGTCGATAACGAGGACTTCGGTGCCGTGGACGATCTGGCTACAGGCCATCCGAATCGTGGCGGCTCGGGCGGTTGGTAAAACGGACTTTCTGTTGCAATAACAGAGGGTCAGATGGTCGTATATCGCAGAACCAATACGAAAAACGGTAAGGTCTACATTGGAAAGACTACGCGAACCGCAGAAGAGCGGTGGATTGACCTACTCGCCGAAGTAAAGCGAGGAAGCACCAACCCTGTCCATAATGCTATCCGCAAGTACGGCTCCGAGGTTTTTACGACCGAGATTCTGCACGTCGCGAAAACCTTCGAAGAACTGAATGCGATGGAAACCTTCTTCATCATTCTGCACCAATCTCACAAACCTGAAAACGGTTATAACCTAACTTTAGGTGGCGATGGTGCGGCACCGGGGGAATTGAATCCTATGTGGGGGAAGACGCACACGGATGAAGTGAAGGCTGTGCTGCGAGCACTTCGGTTAGGCACTATCAATAGCCCTGAGTCGAACGAAAAACGTCGTCAATCCGAATCAGGTGAGAAAAATCCCGCTTATGGGAAAGTCTACATGAACGACAGGGCGGTAGAGGGTCGTAGAAAAGGCGGGTTTTCTCACCTCGGCAAGAAACGTAGTGCCGCGACTCGGGCAAAAATGAGTCAGTCAGCGAAAGGTAAAAAGTTTAGTACGGAACACTGCTTACATATCAGTCAGGCGAAGTTCGGTCAGGGCCTCGGTCGAAAGCACACGCCTGAAGCAATTGAGTGTATGCGTGAAATTAAGCGCCAATGGTGGGCGCATCGAAAAGGGGGTATGGACTTAAGTCCTTTGTTATCATAGATTTAACGGGGGCCAATTTAGTTGCGTATCTGCAACGACTCATCCGTCCAATTGTTGAGAAGAACCCGAGGTTTCGCAATGCTCTGGGCAACGTGACTTTCCCCGCCAATAGCAATCCAACCACAGCCTTGCGTTGGAAAGACCTCCAAGTAATCGTCAAGAATGTTAGCGGGAGTGGCAATCGTTTATCCCCAGATTATTATATGTGTACCCAGCGCGGTCGAGCCATCCTTTGTAAGGTAGCCGACAAGGAAGGTCTTTTTGTCGAATGGACAAAAGAGATTGACCCCACCCAAACAACTCCCGATGCGGGCGTCTACTACATGAACATTGACTACGTAAGCGAGGAGACACGCGACGTTGGTCTGACGGTTCAAAAGTACAAGTGGGTCGAAGGTAAGGGTCAAGCTGGAGGCGCGGTCGGCTCCGTTGTCACATTTCGTCCTAACATCATTGACCCGAGTACGGGTAAACCCGTAGACCTGAACACGCTGATAGCGACAGACCCATCAGTGGGCACTCCCGTGGTCTTTAACGCCATGAACTCATCGTTTGGCGGTACGATGAGCCTCGTCACCCCGTGTGCTAAACTTTGGCTCACTTTTTCGAATGGCACCGCACTCGTTCCCAACACCGATTATTGGTATGAGCGGTCAGTCACCGAACTGATTTGCCAATCCACTGTTGGCGGGGCAGAGGTTCTTGGTATCTCGGGTGCGTATGTGACTGCTACTTTCACCGACCAGAATGGTTACCAGCTTCGCCCAGAAATCGATTATCGTTTTTATGGCAGTCCCCAGTTTATCCAGCTTTCCACTCAGTCGCCGCCGGGGAGCACCATCACAGTAAACATGTTAG